TCCCGACACTCATTTCTCGTGAATTGATTCCTTCAAATTGATATGAATAATTTGAAACTTTGTCTTTATTCTCATTATTAGGTATAAGCCATTGTGGTGATTTGTAAGCACCGTTATCTCCGTTTCTGTACCAATTTATCGGAGGAGTTGATAAAAGGCTTAGGTCTGTTGGTTGACCGCTCCCATCCCATACATCTCCAATAGAAATAGCACTATCAAAAATACTTACTTCATCAATATTACCTTCTAATCCCCAAAAATTAGGGCTATTACTTGCTCCTAACCACATTGTGTTAACTAGCATTGTTCCCGTTTGCGTTGGAATTGTACCCGTATAAGTCAAAGTAATTGGATTGCCATTAATATAAAGCTTTAATCTATCGGAATTTGTTGCACCACCACCATCAAAAACTACAAGCGCATTATACCAAGTATCAGCAGAAACAAGACCCGTTGCACTTAACCCATAAGCGGTAGAGGTTCTGTAATTGTAAACAACAAATGACCCATCAGAAATTAGCAATAATTGTAAATAACCATCAGCGCCATCAAACCACCCCCAAATAACTTGATATAAATTGTTTAAAGGTGATTTAAACCAACTAGAAATAGAGTACTCTGTTGCATTTTGTAGGTGTGACAATGAGCCAAGTTCAACATAGTCATCCACTCCGTCATAATCTAGTGAATAGGTGTTAACGAAAGGAGGTGCATCTTCTATTTCTATCTCAAAACGATTATATGGTCTTTGAATAAACATTATAATTCTCTATTGTCTATTAAAATTAAAGTGTTAGCATCAAGTACCAAGAATCCTACATCATTTAATGTTCCTGGTGTAGTTGAAAACCCTCCATCACCAGCATCTGTTACGTAGTAATATTCTCCTACTGTATAGCCATGTGCAGTTGATATAAAGAATCCAGTGGTCTGTACTTTTACAATATCAACAGTAACTATATCAGTTACAAATAAAGCTTTCTGCTTAGTAACGTCTGTTGAATCTGAAGGGAGTAAGTTTCCTGTAGCTGTATCAACATATATAGCCATTAACTTATCCGTACCCGGTAAGCTTAAACCATGAGCAACCTTAGTTATTGTTGCTGTGGTAGTATTTAATCTTGTTACTGTTCCAAACATATTACGTTAGTATATCTACATACATTGTAGCTGTTCCCCCACCATCGTAAGTTATAACAGGCAATGTATCATTATTAAATTCAAAAGATTGTGACCAACCATCTGGTCTTGGGACATGATTTATTGATCCTCCTGATCCATCTATATAAATAGTTGCAGCCTTACTTCCTGCGGGTATTGTTCCCGGTCCTGTAGTGGAAGATGAAACTAATACTGTGGCTTCTGGAGCAGAATCTTGAACAGCTGTTTTAACCAATAACTGTGTCGCTTCAGTAGCATCTCCACCACCACCACCACCAGCTCCTTTAATTGCATTATATATATCCGATAGTAGTAATTCTTGTTTAGTACTTGGACTTCTTCTTAGATTTTCAGCCATGTTATTGTAGTTTTATAATTGAGTAAATACCTTTATTAGTTTTTCGTTTTCTTCTAACAAATTCATATCCTTCTCTTGAGCCTTCATCATTAGTGTTACCTTCAATGGTACACATGATGTCTCCTTTCATTTCTTCTACGATACCAATATGCCTTGCCCTACCTCTACTCATTACGAGAAAAAGATCACCGGGTTCTATTTCTGAATACTTTTCTTTGACTTCTTTCTCTGTCATATAGGTTGTATTGTCACCTTTAATTGCTTTTTTTCTTAGTTTTTCACAAGACCAATCCCACTCAAACCAAATATCCATTGACTTTTCTAAAGAATTAGCCGCATGGTCTATGGCAGTACAAATTGAACCACAACACCAAGCAGCCCAATCACCCTCTTTACCCTTCATAAAAGCACGAACCCAAGGGCCTGTATTATTTCCAATCTCCGTAGGATGTTGATTAACAAATTGTTTAGCATAAGCTAACGCTACATCTTTTAAATTAAATTCATAAGAGCAGTTAATCTTAGAAAAAGCTTTTTGCATTGGAGAAACTAATTGCATCCACGTAAGAGCATTAACTTCTCCCGTAATATCAAGACCTTTAATCTCTTGAAAATCTTCAACAGCAGACTCGGTAATTCTACCATAATCTCCATCTATTCCAATACTTAAATTAAATCCTTGTGTATGATACTTATGAAGATTAATCCACTCCTGAATCTTTTTAGCATAAAAAGAATCCCCACCCTTACTTATCGTAAGGGTAGGAACTATTAGCTCTTGTAAATAATCTTCTCTTGTTAAACTCATTACACTATTTCCATTTCTACTTCTTCTTCAAAAAGCATTTCCATTATAACAGAAAACTTTGGATTTTTTGCCGGAACAATATCTAAATTCTCAATTAAACGAGGATTAATTTTCTTAAATTCTGTAGTAATATTTTTTCCAAAAAGTTTTTTCATCTCAGCTTCAGCTTTTTCACGACCATCAGCGTTCTTATAAACATATTCAGGCTGTATTCCCTCCATAATTTCTTCTTGAGTAGGTTCAGTTAGTACCCACCCACCATTACTATCAAGCTTAACATGTTTCTTTAATATTTTAGTTTGTTCATCAAAAGCTAACTTATTAATCTTATCAAGCTTTTTTTGAATGTTTTTAAAATATGTAAGAACTCCTATCTTCATAGAAGGAACACTATTAATTAAATCTCCAATTGCGTGTGCTAACATATTTGTGTCAGCATTTGTTACTTTACCATTTTCTTTCATTACTTATCTTTTTAAAGTTTATCAAATATATAAAAAATTAATTATTATTTTATATAACAATTCTATTTATAAGCATTGAACCGCCAGAATATATAATTCTAACGCTTACTACTTCAACTTTCATTTCAATTACTTGACCAGACAAAACATTGCCTTGCCAATTAAAAACAAATGAATTTGTTACTTCATTTAATGAAGTAAGATTATCAACAACAAGAGTGTCAACTATAACTCCATTTATCAGTAAAGTTAAATTAACTTCAGCAGATTGTTCTCTAAGAAAATACATTATAGAATGTATTTGATAAAGACCATCAGCACTTGCAATATGAGAGCTACCAGAAACAACTATTGGAGGAGTTAAACCTTGAAACCCGCTTGTTGGATATGTGTTAAAATATTCATAAACAAAACCACCATTAGGATTTCCAGGAACTCCTTGAATACCGTCAATTCCTTGGTCTCCAATAGGACCTTTGTCACCCGGATTAGGTGGTAAATCAGCATTAGTGCACACTCCAACAGCAAGAGTATTTATAATTTCATTTAATGATTCACCGGAAATTAAAGCAAAATTATTTGGACAAATAAAATCTTGACTATCAAATACAATGCTTGAAGTGTTATTAAAAGAAGAATTACATCCGCAATTAGAATTAACTATACCACACTTTTTACACATAGATTTTAATTTATTCTTTATTTATTAAAAACGCACCACCACGAGTATAATTAACTTCTCCTAGCCCGGAACCATAAACGTGAATTGATAAAGATTGGCCATTAAGTAAAGCACCTCTCCAATTAATTGCTAATGTTGATATTTGAGAATCAACAGTATTCTTATTCATAGGAAGTAATGTCTGAACATTTACTCCACCCGCATTAAGATAAAACCCTCCATCACTTAATGATGTTTGTTCTATTAAAACTGTAGCCATAACTTGATAATTTCCATCAGCAGTAACTGTATGTGAAGCAAGTATATCGTTTAGTGGAAATTTAGGCCATTGTGTATTACTTGAAGATATTTCAGTCCAATATTCAAATTGAATGCCAGCACCACCTGGAATACCTTGAGGTCCTTGATTTCCTACTGGGCCTTGATCTCCTGTTGGACCTTTAGGGCTTCCGTTTATAAGCGTAGTACAAACTTGTGTAGCAAGTGTATCTATAATGCTATTTAATGAATCTCCATTATCAAATGAAAAGTAGCCAGAACAAATAAAATCTAATCCATTATAAAGTAAATCTCCTGTAACAGATGGTATACATTTTTTACCACTACAACTATTACAACTATTTATTCCACATTTTACGCACATAATATTCTTTTTTTTTAAATTAAGCTGTAAGTTCTCTATACAGTATAGTAACAGTTAACGTATGGTCTCCAAGAGTAAATGCTTGAGATGGACCACCAGTAGTAAGCCATATTCCCGTTTGGTCATTGCCAGTGATAACTGTTCTCGCATCAGGTTCAACCATCTTAGTAGCTACTCTTCCAATTCCCGCAGTGTAGATTGCATTAATTCCTTCTAAGAAAACACCAGTTGTATAAAGTGTTTGACCAGGAGAAGGGTCAACAACAGAAATAGCTTTTACCACTAATTGAGTAGGGTCAGCTGGAGTTGTATAAGTATAATCAGTTGTTACTTGATTTGCTTTGATAATTACACTGTGAATATCATAACCAGAGGTAACGCTATTAGCAAGTAGTAATTGAGGTGCAGTATGCAAAGCTTTCACTTGGTCAGCAGTAATCTCAACAACTTCCCTTTCTAAAACACTTCCTCCATTCTTAGCACAGATAGCTTCCATTATCTGAGTTAGCATCTGATTCATCGTTATACACGTTGGTATCTCAAAATTAACAGCAGACTTTCCAGAACAAGCAAAAGCCGGTCCATCATACTTTAAAGCAGACGTATAGGCAGGAAGGAAACTTGTCTTATTACAACTTGAACAACTCGGTACACCACAATTTACACACATATTAAATCTTTTTAAATAAACAAGCTAATGTATTATAGCTTTCACAATCAATTAAATTATTATTCATAACCCAAAGAAGATTACTCATCTTTAAATACTTTGAAGTTAGTTTGGTAAAGTTTCTACCAATATTTTTATATTCATCAATCTTACAAGAGATAGCAGCCATACAGTTCAATAACTCAATCTTAAGAGTTTCTACTTTATTCTGGCAACAGTACATCTCTACACAATACTCATACTCATCAACAAATACATTTAATGGGTTAGCTACTTCGGTAATAGTCATTGTCATTAAAGCACAATACTTCCCATCACCGTATTCAGTCTGTAAAGAAGTTCTTCCATTCTTTTCAAGAACCTCTGGTGGAGAACAAGTGAATGTATCTCCACACTTAGTTCTATAAATAAAAGATATACTTTGCTCGTAATTATAATCATCAGCACCTCTTCCTGATGGATATACAGTATAATCTTCATAGTATATTGTTCCACAATCAGGAGAACCCTTGAAAATAATACATGGCCCATTGTAATCATCGATAGTGTCTATCGCTGTAGGTGGCCGACTACTCTCTATATGCTGAACTGCTCCCGAAAGGAAAGCAAGTGTTTCATCGTAATTCGGTATGATTATTTGATTAACAGCCATATCTTAACAACCTAAACAAATTCTGTCAAATAATTTACAAGCCTTTTTAACTGTATCATTTGCACATTCATATAAACATTCATCGAACTCAGCTTGAGCTTGCTCAATCATCATTCTTAATTTCATTATTCTTTCATCAACTTCATCATGACTGCAACCACAAGTTCCGTTAGCCATAGAAGTAATTAACTCTTTTATTCCATTAATTAAATGACACATAAACAAAAACTTTTTAGTTTGCCTACTAACTTCATCATCATTACTATCATATATTATATAAGTAATTGTATGAATACCATCAGCAAATGAATTAAACGCAACACTACCTGACGTAGAAGCTTCTGCTAAGTCCGTAGGGGTAATACAAAAACATTCTGTTGTATTTGTTCCGTAAGCAGTATATTCAGTATCTAAAAAACTTGTTGTTACATCTCCACTAACAGTAAGAGTGCATAGTTTATTATTATAAACATTACCATAATTTACATTAGTGATTACAATAAAAGGAGCTGAGAAGTTTGCTGAATTTGGTCTTGTTTCAGCAACCCATCCAGTAGTAGCAGTATTACTGTTTATGCTATTAACCATTAATTGAGTTGTAATATCTTTATCAGTAACTGCAATAACAGAGCCTATTATTACATTATCAAAATCAACAATTAAAATACCTGTACTTGCATTTGTAATCTCAAAAACAATATAAGACTTAGAGCCTCTTTTCCAGTTTAAATCTAAATTAGTCATTACCTCTCCATCAGGAGAAGTCCAATTAAAACGTGTATAATTTGTATCGTATGTAGTTGGGTTATCTAAAACTCCATATCCATCACAACAGTTAGCTGGAAGCAATGGGTCATAGACACAAGTTGTATCACAAAATTCAATGCTATTGCAATCATCTTCTATGCAAGCCGTAAAGTCAAGTACTAAATTCATATTTTCAAAGTTAATCTTATTTATTTATAATTCAAAGTTATTCTTCTGCGACCTCATTATATACCGCCTTAGTATATGTTTTTACTGATATTGGTAATCCACTCGCTTTCATTGCAACATCTAAAGATTTAAGGAAAGCTTTATCAAAATTACCTTTAAAAACATGAGAAATAGCTTGAGATGATTCTTGAACTAATACTTCAAAAGGATGTTGCATATTTTTATGCCAAGGCTTATCATCTAATTGAGACATAACTAAGCTACTTAAGTTTGCTATACCATATAAATATCCCAAATTAGTAGTTATCATATTCATTGATACAGCTTTTGCTATATCATCGTCATCATCAAAACCATATAAAACACCACCCTTTAACATATCTATTAAAGTTAAAGTTAAAGCAGTTGTTACACCTACATTCATTAAGCGTTTAAAAAGTTTTTTCTTATTTTCAGGAGAAGGATTATTTATGTAACTAACAGCACCATCAATTAATAACATAGCAACCTTACTTCTTGCAGAACTAAACATAGTAAAAACTCTTGCTACTGGATTCTTAGATAAAGAAAGAGCAGCCCTATTAGCCGCGTCATAAGTAGGTTGAGTTTTATTTACAATATTATTAACTCTTATTGCAACATGTTGCTTATATTCAGCAGTGCCTTCTACAAGTTGAGGTAGTTGTTCAGCAGTTTCAAGTTTAACAGCTTTCCAAATGGACATAATTGTTACAGAATCAAATATTTTAATACCCTCCATTAAACGAGCCTTGCTAATATATACCTTTTCTCCTTGTTTATTTTTCCAAGGCATTGGTATTTTGTCTTGACCTATTTCAGCATTCATTAAAGCTTCACCCGTTTCCTTAGAAACCATACCTTCAAGCCTTGCCCTCATCTTAGGATCTTGCATCATCTCATCATAGATAGGATTATCTTTTTTGTCTAATCTCCACTCTACAGGAATTAATGTATCTCCACCCTCAACACCAGTATAAGCTAATGATTTAAATATTTTTTGAGGACTTATACCAACAAACCCGCCAATACCCCACCCAGCCTCTTTAAGGTATTTTTTATCTATCTCTTCCATAGCGGTAATATATGATACAGGTTGTTTCATCATTACTGCTAAATTCATTCCGAGAACAGATACGGCAAAGTTACTTGTAATCATATTTACTTTTTGAGAAAAATTACTTTCAGCCCAACTATTAAATAGTTCTCCCGGAGATTCAATATTTTCTATAATTCCATCAATACTTTTAAAATAAACTTCTTCTTGTTTATTCATATATTTTTTTGCAAGCGAAGCTTGAAGCTTTCTAATGTTTGCTATTGGTAATGCATACGCAGCATATGTAGCACCACTATTCTTAACATTACTCATAACACCAACAGCATCCCCTATACGCAATGGCTTATCTTGACCAAGACGAGCATTACCCGCTCTCCACTCATCTAAACTATTTTTACTTCTTCTTAAAGTAATACTTTTTTCTCCAGTATAAACAGGAAAGTAATTCTTTAATTTAGGTAAATCATATCCTTGCTCTTGTCTAAATGTTGGATTTGTAGCACTATACATATAGTCAAGAGATTCATCAATTTTAGAAACAACTTCCATCATTTGAGAATCTTTTTCTACAATACTATTTATTTTTACTTCTTCTGAAGGAGTTATCTTAAATGTATTTCCAAATTCAATATCTCTTCCTTTAATGTCTTGGTCTAGTATAAATCCTTTATTTGCTATAGCTGTTCTTGAATCTCCTTGTCTTAAATTTAAATATAAAGAAAGTAATTCAGCTTTAGTTAGTTTAAGAGTACCTTGATCTGTATTAACGTCAACAGTATCTAATGCATCTATTTCAGCACCTTGATTATTATATACACCCCATTTCTTATAACCAGGAATAGAATCTACTCCAGTAAATATATCAGTAAATCTTTGCATTATACCTAACTTTTTTCCATCAGCTTGGTCTAACGCTTTATAAACCATATCAGATAACTCACTATTTTCACTTCCTGATAAATACTTAGTTATAAGTCTTGCATTTAATTGCCATTGAGCAAGAAGCTTTTCAAAGCCTTTAAAGAACTTTTTTAAAGCTTTGTTTGGTATCTTATCATACATGGCTACTCTTCTTTTAGCGGCTTCGCTAATCTCATTAGAGATGTTCTCAATAACTGGCTTTGCATTAACAAGATTGCCATTACTATCATAAAAAGAATTTTCAGTTTTACTAAGATAATCAAGCCTTTGTTCTATACTTATTATAGTGTTATAAACTAATTGTTCTTGAGCACTTAAAGGTATTTCTTTAGCAGGCATAATAACTTTTGTCTTATCTAAAGATAATTTCTCCTCAGTCATTTCTCTTTTTCCTAATATGTAATTAGCTACTTTATCTATTAGCTCATCATCTTTTATTAGTTCCTGAACATCTTCAAGTATTCTGCTATCAGTATTAGGAGAGTTCATTTCTCTGCCATCTCTTGTTCTATCTCTACCTCTTAGTTTTTGTATTCTTTCATTTATAACTGTACGTAGTTTATTTACATTAAAGTTATTTGCTTCACCTGATTTAGCAATATCAGACTCATCATATACCAACGCATCATTATCGATAGCAACTCTTTTAAATGCTTTATTTGCTGATTCTTCATCAATGTTCTCAGCAACTGTAACATCAGCTTCACTATATTGACCTTCAGAATTAACACCACCATTTGATTCTTTTAAAACACCATCTCCTTCATGATACCTTACAATAGCAGTTCCTTGATGAGGTTTTCCTGATAGCATTTTACCTTTGTAAAAATTTTGTGATAATATATCAGCAACATCAGGATTACCAAAGAAGGACCTAATACTTTCCCAAAAGTCTTGAACAAAATTACTAAAAGAACTACTCATTTTTCTTCCTGCGTAATAAGCTCCCATTCTTTTTACCAACTGTTCTTCTCCGTATTTCTCAATACCTTTTTTAACAATAGGCATTTCTCTAAACATATCAACGTACTCATGAGCATATTCATGTGGAGGAGTTTCCATACGTGCGTCATTAGACCAAGCAACAGCACCTTCAAAAGCATTTCTATAGTGCATTCCTTTTTCACCAGGAGGGATATCTAACCAATTTCCATCTTTATCAAATAATCCATTTTCATATATTTTAACATTAGGATATAATTCAGCAAGGCTATCAATAATTTCTTTAGCCATTTTAGGATTGCTATCTAAAGCTTGCATTGTATCACGAGAATTATATCTAACACCATCCGCATCAAACTTTACCTTACTTGAAGGTAACTCAGGAACAGGAATGTTATAGCCATTTTCTATATACATTTTCCAAGCACCTTTTTCCCCATGACGAGTTTCAAGTGTTTTCCAATCTGGATGAGCTTTATTTGGACACGTTGCCATACTTTACTTAAGTTTTAATTTTACACTTTTTTATTTCTTCTTCAATCTCTTTGTCTGTAACTTCACTAATCTCTAAAGAAGCTTGATCTCCAAATTTAGTAAAATCTTTCCCAGCAATAAACTGACTGTTAGTTATTTTTTTATAAATGTTTGGTTCATTGTTTTCTACTTGAACTTTTTCATTTGTTCTTTCGTATATGTCATTTCCTTTTTTAATGTAAACATCCTTACCGTTCCAAGACAAAACATTGTCAGTTCTACCCGCTATTTTATTAGCATATTGTGGTTCAGCAAGTTTATTAAACATTGACAAAGCTACATTTCTTTGAATAAGAGGTCTTTGATTTTTAAAATAATCTTCTCTATTCATTCCATCTATCTCAGATATATTTGCAAGAGTGTTAGTTTTTAAACTAAGGCTATCTGGAAGTATTCCCATTAAGCTACCCATTTTTTCATTTACTCCATGACGTAGTAATTGATAATCAATAAACTTATCTTGCATTTCTTGAGGTAGTTTTAAGAAGCCATCTTTAATTTCCTGAAGAACAGATGGGCTTAATTTGTTAATATTACCTTTAGACTTAATTAAGAAATTTTCTTTAGTTTTTATAGATTCACCATATTGATCTTCAGACTCTACTTCAGTCCAAGACATTTGAATAGCACTCATAAATGGATTCTTTCCTAATTCATAATTTTTATCAAAACTATTTAAAGAATTATTATACTTGTTCATTAAGTCTTTAATAGTTTCTTGACTTTTTGATGAAAGTTTTAATAATTTTTCTTCATACACTCTTGGGTTAGAATCTTTTTCTTCTATAAAATCTAAAACCATTTTACGAGTATCAATATCACTCCAAGCCGCATCAGATAATTGAACTTCTCCAACTATAGAAGTATAAAGTATATTATTAACTTCTTTAGAGAAGTCGTATATAAATGATTTTGGGTCACTATGCGTAAGTCTTAATTGATTTTGAGCATGTTGTTGCATAAAAGAATTATCAACAGCTTTCTTTGCTTTAGCAATCTTTTTAAACTGATTAGCTATGTTATAAAACGCTTCATTTTCAGTAATGAATTTTTGTTTAGTAACAGTTCTTTGCATATCTGATACTGACTTTTGATGTTTGTTTAATGGTCTTGCCAATAAATTATCAGTAGTTATAGGAAATTCTTCTTCAGTAATTGTATTATAAGTTTCTTTTAAATTAGTAATTTTAGTTCCTGTATTAGGAAGTTTACTATCTAACTGTAATATTGGTATAAGCTCTTGTATACTATTACTTACTTTTTGAATATCAATGTAATTATCTATTTTAGATATAGCACCTTCTTGTAATTGATGAACAATTTCAACTTGATAATCTCCCTCAACATCAGTAGCAGTAACAGAATAATAAGTGTCACCTTTTGTAGTACGATACACACCTTCTTTTTGTGGAGACTTTTCATCTATCTTAATTATACCTTTAGCAGGACCTTTAATGTAATCTGTTAATCCACCCTTTCCACTTGTTTTCTTAAACCTTCCTACTTCAGGAGATATCTTTAAGATTTCTTCAGTTCTTATTTCATTACTTGTCTTAGCATCACCTTGACTAAAACCTGTGTTAGCTTCAAAGATTGCTTGATTAAATTTCTGTATATCAGGGTCAGTAAGGAATCCAATTATTTCTTTGGTATCTACACCCAATAAAGACAAAGTAGTAGCTACGCCAATACTTTCTTGATTAATACCAGTTGACATTAAAATAGGGTCATTACCCATATCTAAAGCAGCTTGTAGTAACCTTGCCATATCAGAACCTTGTGCATCAGAAAACTCTTTATATGTTGTAGCTTCATCTCCAAATAACATTCTTCTTTCAACCTTTCCTGTTTCTGGATTTTTAGTCATTTCATATCCAAAACTAATTTCTTTACCGTCTTTAAGTTCTTCTTTAGATTGACTCATTACAGCAAGCATTTTAGAAGCAATAGCTAATATACCAACAGCGTCATTACCAAACGCCATTTGTTCAGTAACATTAGCGACCTCAACAGCATCAGATAATTTATACCCTTTTGTTTGGTCTAAACCAAACTCATTAAGAATTGCTTTAATATCATCTAACTTTAAACTATCTTTTGTTTCTTTAATAAGAGCTTCAGAAGATATTCTTTTATGTAAGTTATTAAATACTTTATTCTTAAACGAATTTTCATTAACAACTCCATTATTATCTAAATCTTCTCTATAGACAAAAGTTTTGTCTCCATCATGATCAGCATCAGAAGCTTTTATAAATCCATCAGGAACAATAACAGTATTTGCTTTTGGGTCTGTAAAATATTTAACAGTAGCTACAAATGTTGACATACCTTTTGAAGCAGGAACACGAACAACAACAACTCTTAACCCACCTTTTTCTTTAGCATCAGCTAAATACTTATCTGCTCTTGCTTCATATTCTTCATAAGTTTCTCCTTCTTTTTGTTGAACAAACATAGAAGTAGGTAAAGCAACTTCTGGATGACTTTCTGTTCCTGTTTTACCATAGTCATACCACTTTAAATCATTACCGTAATTAGGTATCATATGGTTATATGCACCTGCTACTTCTGTACGAATACCATCTTTAGTAAGTTTAGTAGCAATAAATTGCTGAACAAGATTAACTAAATTTGGATCATCGTAAACAGTAATCTGATTATTTGGATTGTTTTTATTGTGGTCTTTAATTTGATATAACAATCGAGATATAGAATTAGACTTTTGTTCATCAGCTCCTTTTAACAGTTCATCTAAAAATACAGAGTTATTCTCTAATTGTTTTTTAGACTTAGCGTTATTATAATCTCCATTAGTTGCACCCAATGATTCTTGAAGTAACTCAACTATCGAATCTTCAAAAGCATCAATCTCGGTTTTAGTAGCGCCGGTAGAAGCGATATTTCTTAACTGAGTAGATAACGTAGATACTTGTTCACTTAATGGAATCTTAGATAAATCTTTATTAAGATTAAATGCAACTCTATGATTGGTAATTTCTTTCTCAAAAGAAGCAGATTCAAGAGAACTAAATTTATCGTTTTCTATATCGTTAAGTAAGTCAGTAAGCTTAACTTTCTTAAAGTTACCGTCATTACCTTTCATTGTTTTACTATCAACGAATTTAATATGAGGCTTTTCATCTCCATATTTTTCAGCAAAATATTGTTCAGCTTTTAAGAAAGCCTCTCCCATTCTTTTATACTCTTTCCCCATCTTATCAAAATTAGTTCCTTGACCTTCTTTTTGAAGTCCAATAGAACTCATCTTAACCATAAGAACTTTATTAGTAGTAGGGTCAACTTGATAAATGAAATCTTTTTTATTTACACCTACATTTCCTAACTCCCCTGATTCTTCAATAGTATAGTCATGTAAATAAGAACCATCAATACTCATTGAGTCAGAAGTAAACTCTCCTTCTTCAACTTCACTTGGAACATCATAAACAACAAACGTAACAGGCTTTTCATGTTCAATTAAAGTACCACCAGAGTTTGGCCCCGAACCACGTTTAACTGCATCAGCTACATTCTTACGGTCTAACATCGGACCAGCAAATATATCCATCAACGCACTTCTATTAATAGCTTCAGTGTAATAATAACTATTTACTAATTCTTTTAAAGAATTGTAAGGTTTTCCAAATCCAACTAAATCTTTACCAATAGCTTCAGTAAGTTTATTATTTCTAATAGTTTTATTAAGAATAGCTATATTCTTTTCATTAGCAACTCTAAACTTTTTAGGATAACTTGGATTATTATCAACAACATTATCTGCTCTTACAATTAACGGAGAAACAACCTTACCTTCTTCGTTAATTTTATTCATATACATACTATTGAAATTATCTACAATAGTGTTGTAATCTTTTGAACCTATTTCAATGCCTTTTATTTTATCATTAAACATTTTTTGCTGAGTAGAAGCATCTTTATTTAATTGATTAGCTATAGCTTGTACATTTTTAAATCTTGGAGCTTGAACAGTAGTTGTTTTACTTCTGTCACCACTTATACCAATACTTTGATCGTAAGAATCTTTATTTGCAGTAGCGGCAAAATAAGACAAGCCCATTAAAAGAGTATCAGATTGAACTTGTTTTCCATGTTCAATAGTTTTATTAGTAAACATATTGCTAATTGCATCATGAACAGACCAATCAAGACTTTTAACTCCTTTATCTTTAAGGTCTGAAATCATCTTAAGAACTGGATTGTTCTTGTAGAGAGGATTCTTTTTCATTAATTCTAAATGACCAGGCTTATTAAATATCATTGATATTTGCTCAGAAATAAAATAACCAAAGTTTGTAGACGATACACTATTCCCACTCATATTGGGGAATGTATTTGTCAAAGCAGTCTTATCAGAAGCAGCGTTAAACAATTTAGAAAGATAAGTGTTTATATGTTTACCAGTTACAGCTTTTCCTTTCTTTGCTGTTTTACTTTCTTTCTGAATAGAACCATTAAAAACATCCCACACATTAGTGATAAAGCCACCCAAACCTATTGGATTCTTTTCTGTAATTAAGTCAACGAAAGTATTAAAATCTTCATTTGATATAGACATATCAAAAATATCTTCTATAGTTTTTTTAGCTTGTTTAAATATATCAGAATTTCTATCTTTTAATTTAGGAAAATAACTTGGAGTTTCAATAATCTCACGTAATCCAAAATCATTTGAAAGAGATTCTACTCTTTGATAAGCTTCATTAAGTTGAGAAGCTAAAGACTCATCTTTATTTACAAGTTTTATTCTTAACTCTAACTTACCAGTATCTTTATTTCGAGTTATAGTTATACCCTTATACTTAGTTTGTATCAATGAAGATAATTCACTTTCAATAGAATCTTTAATACCTTTAGGCATTTCTTGCATCATTTCATAGAACCTAATAGCTTCTATGCTTACACCAGCATCTGCATTATCTTTAATCTTTTTTCTAAATTGTTTTTTACCATAAGTATTTTGAGCAACATCAGCAACATATCTATAAATGTTATCTGCTTCAATAGACCTACCTTCATAATCAACAATAGAAGTTACAATAGACCTAAGAGATTCTGATATTTTTTTATTAGCTTTTACAGCACTATCAGAATTAACTTCATCGATTGTAGGTAATGGATTCTTACTAAACGATTCAATAGTTCTTTGTGTTACGGTATATAATTCAGGCATTTTTTCCTGCATCATTTCCATCATTGCTGTTCTATTTATTTTTCTATCAGCAATAGTTTTTTCTTCAATAAGATTAACACTAACATTTTCAAATATTTTTGTATCAGAATCTTTCCAATCAATTTTATTTTCTGCAATATATCTGTTTTTTAATACATCATACACAACTTGAGATAGCTGTACAGAATTAGTTGGATCAAATAGCTTAGTTGAATCTTGTATTTTTCCTACCCTAAGTCTTGACACAATAGCCTGAAGCATAGATGTAGTTGCAACCGCTTTTTTAGAAGCACGTTGGTCTTTATTTAACCCTTTAAGTATTTTAGAATCATAAGTAAATGGTTGATTACCGAAAGTCATACCATCAGCTATTATACTAACAATATCTTTTCCTTTTGATTTAGTAAAGTTTCTTTTAACAGCAGCCCAAAACTTTTTCATTACAGCAACAAACTTATCAGCTAAATTACCGTCAAGCTTAACCTTTAGTTTATCATAAGAATTATCAGCTATAGCTTCAGCTAAAGCTTCTTCTAATTGGTCAGCCTTACTTAGGTCTGGATATTTCTTTTGAGCGTCTTTAAAGTACTGAGAACCCTCCATTAACTCTAATCCTTTTTTAATAATAGGATTATTCTTTCCAAGAATCTTAATATAAACGTGAGCGTACTCATGTATAATAGTATTTTGGAAAGCACGAGAACTATCTATTTGAATACCTTGCTCTACAACTCTACCTAATACTTCTCCACCATACTCAGAAGCTATTTTTTCAACTTGACTTACAGGTATGTTAGGGAATATTTTTTGAAAGTGTTTAACTATCTTAGCCTGTAATTTAGGATTTTGCCTAATAGTATCTTTAACTATTGGACTATTAGGAGCAAGCCTTTGGTCTTTAACATCGTCATTAGTTTCATCCAGAAAATTTAACGCATCATTTACTGCATCATCAATTTGTTCTTGAGTTTCTTCAACTATTTCAGCATCTTGAATTGAATCAAACGCTTTGCTAAATTCACCTTTTTTTACTTTCTTAAATCCTTCGTTTTGTAAAACTTCTAAAGGAGCTCCGAATAAAGGACCTGTTGGATGTAAATCTGAATCATCAACTTTATTTTTACTTACATTCCAAGGCATTAAGTCAAACTTATCCATGTTTAAATAAGCTTCAACAGCCATAGAACCACCCGTATATCCATCTTCTTCTAATGCTAAAATCTGTTCACCAGAAAGCTTATCAATATTTTCAGGAGCTTCTACTTTATAGAAAGAACCGTCATATTCAATAACATCCCCAGGATAAACCCTGTTTTCATCTACTTCTTCTGTTTGTTCTTCAACATCTGTATCTGTTTCCTCACTAACTTCTGATGGAACTGTAGTTCCTCCTTGCTCCCCGGTTTCAGTACTATCTTTTTCTTGTTGTTCATAATAATCTTCATTTTGTTCAGATTCAACATCGAATCCTTCAACTATAGGAACAAGTTCATAATCTTGATAACCACTTTGGTCAACCTCTCCTACTGGTTGTTTATAAAAATGTTTAGAAACTAATTCATCCATTATAGCATTAGCTACAGTGTCATTATCTTTAGTTACTTCATTTGATAACCTAATACCGCTTAACTCTTCAAACTGATCTGCTATATCTGCTCTATCATTATCAAATTCAGACCTTCTTTCTTTTAAGTATTCTCTACTATGTTTGTATTCAGATATAAAATCTTTTACTTCTTCAATAAGTTCTTGTGTGTCTGCATTTTCAAGCTCTAAAATTTCTGCCATTAATGTGTCTGTAACAAACGTATCAATCGAAACACCATCTTTAGAAATCCAAGACTTAGGTAAATCAAGATAATCTGCTTCTAATTCTTTGTTGCTTTTAAACTTTACGCCAAATAATTTATCTGCTATTTGGTCTTGTACTGTTTCCTGATTAGCATTTTCTTTTATTTGTACATCATACCATTTATCCATTAACTCAAACAAAGGAATAGCCTTATCTGAATCTAAGAACTCTCCCATCTTAGCTTTAATCATTCCCGGTATAAGAGCATGTTGATTTTTTGCTCTTTCAGCTAATTTACCCTCAAGCTTTTTACCAGTAGCTAAACTATAAGCATCTAAACTACCATCTTCATTTCTTCCAACAAAGAAACTATTACCAACTTTATATCCATCTGGATATTTTTCCCTTAATCTTACTTCTCTTTCTTTACGAGTAATTTTATTTATATCTTTTGGACCTTTATCAACTTTATCAACTTTATCAGTTTTGTCAGTTTTATCAGTAAGAACAGAGTCATCAGTTTTGTTTAAAGAATCTCTACGTTCAGAAATAGCCATCATTAAATCAGGACTCATAACACCTTCGGCATCTGCTTCATCCATTATAGCATTAAGGTCTTTATCAGTTAAATTCTCTTGTTCCTTAACTTGTGTTATATATTTCTGTGTCTTTTTATCTTGTTCAGCATCAAACCTTTTCTTAAATTCTGTATCATTTGTTTCTGATTCTCTTTCAACATTTTTAAAGTCTACTCCAAATGATGGTTTTGTATCGTCTTTAGACTTATCACTTTTTTCAAGTTCAGATAATTCAGCATCGTATTTATCATTAATAGCTTTTTTAGCACCCTCAAGCGTTCCGTCACTTTCATATCCATCTGCAACATAAGTATCTCCAAGAAAAGTTTCTTTAAATTCTATTGAATCTAAATCAGCTTTTCTTCTTTGCTCTATATCAGCTACCTTAGCCTTTAATTCCTTATTAATAACTTCAGTTTTACCAGAAGTTTTTTGAGCCATAACCTCTAACTCTTCCAAGTTAGCTTTCATTTCCTTAACAGTAGCACCTTCATTTTGAAATAAGAATTTTAATCCTTTTTCATCAATACCATATTCTTCTTTTATTTTAGACTGAAACTCAATTTCTGCTTCAGAACTTATTTCACCAGCCGCTTTATATCCCGTAATAATAGATTCAGCATTTTCCATAGCTGACTCTGTAACTACATCCCCATTCTTAGTTTTATATTCTGTAACTTTTGCTCCGTTCTTCTTGGCTGCTTGTTTTGAAGGTTTCGCAGTCTTACCTGTTTTAATACCCTCTAACTCTTTAGTAAAATCTTCTTCAGTTATTTCATTACGTATCACCTTTAAAGCAAGCTTATTATAAAGCCCTATTCTTTTTTCAAACTTAACTTTATTTTTAGTCCATGCTTGTTTATCTTCAATTATAGTACTCATGTCCTCATTAATAGCAGTAGCTATTTCATTACCCATTTTCTTATTCATTACATACGTAGCAGCAACAGCAGCGGGAAGTGTTTCAGATTCTCTAAATGTTTTATCAAATTTGTCTTTTATAATTTTATTATTTTCAGATAATTGAAATAATTGGTAGTTAGCAATACCACTGTTTATGTTAAGTCCTTTTGTTTCAGTAGAGAAACGAACCATATTTTTAATTTCATCAGAAGCTTTATTAGCTTGATCTGGAGTTAATCTTCCTGATGCCTCTAATTCTCTTATTGATTTTTCAAGTTGAAAATTATTATTAGGTTTTTTTCTACGAACATTTTGATTAACATAACCAAATAAAGATTCTTGCTCAACCTTACCTCTAATATTTCCAGCAGCAGGAAGTGTTCCACCCACTATAGCACCTATTAAACCTCCCCAAGCGGCTTCTTTAAAAGTTTCAAAAGTTCCTATGTCAGCTCCAAAATTACCCTCTCCTTCTTTTTTACCTTTACCTATAGTTCCATCATACATTTGTTTCATTCCCTCCTCAATATATGTTTGAGAAAATTCTTGACCAAACTCAATAGCGCTACCTTGAAAAACTTTCGGACCCATTGCTTTTAATTTTTCAACAAATCCTTTTGTAAAGTTTTTTTCTAACGCATATACTTCTTTTAAAGAAGTAGTTTTTCCTAATTTAACTAACTCTTTATTTAAAACTTCTTTAGTAGCTTTTTTAATAAGAGGTTTACTCATTGATTTTCCTATCCACTCTAAAGCCATTCCTTCAGTAGTTGAAACAACACCAGCAATTCCAAGTGCTAAACGAGCAGCATGAACAGGATTAACTCCTTTTTGAATAGCTTCTTCATAAACCATTGGGTACATCATAGTAGTACCCGCAGTAAAAGAGCCAATCCTATTAGCCCATTTTGTAGGTTTTCCTACTTGACCAACAATTTCTCCGTATTTATTAAGTTTGGCAACTTTATTAACCATTCCTAAACCCTTACCAAGGCCTTGAGCTATAGCTGAACCACCTAACATAATACCACCAACAAACCCAAATCCTTGACCAAGACCTGTAGCTAATTTACGATAACCATCTCCTTTATAATAAGCATCACTATATGTTGGAGAAATTCCATCAAACCAAGCTGTAGTATTTTCTATCCAGCCAGTAGTCCAGTCATCTTTCCAATCATGTCCTTTCTCAACACTATGTGATACATTTTCAGAAAAAGCCTGTGTAACAGTAGGTATTAAATTAGTAACTCCTTTTAAAGTATCAAGAATTAATCCCTCATAAAGACTTTCACCAAAATCACTTAACCATGATTGATTATTTTCAGCTAAATTTGGTATATAAGTATCTTCAAATCCAGTAGCTTCAGCTGGATTTAATTGACTAGCAACCTCTCTTAATTGTTGTATATCCTGACCAAGGTCTCTGCCCCCTGCTTCTGCAGTCGCACGTATTTTTTCTACATTTTCTTGTCTTACTTCAGCGTCATAAGCTTGTGCCTCTTCTTCTGTATCAAAAGCACCTTTACCATCTTGAGTAATAAAACGACCATCTTCTAATCTTCCTCCATCTTGATTTTCTCTTAAATATTCCATCCCCTCATCGGTCAATCCACCAGGGTTAGATTTTTCTCTATCAGCAATATCAGCTTTATATTCAGAAAGAGGTTTTCCAGATTTTACCCAATCAGATAAATCTATTTCAGACATTTTGTCTATCATTCTTTCCCCTTCTCCGCTATTTAATTCTTTACTCATAGTTTGTTTTTTCAATCATAAAAGCTTCTATTACATCTTCAGCAGACATACCAGGATTTGCATCCATATAATACTGAATAGTTTCTGGACTTAACTGTTGCATAGTTTCATTAGTAGCATATCCATGAGCATATTGAGCGTTTTGATTAATACCTGTAAACTTATTCATTGCCATTTTAACTGTTGGGCTATTTATTTTGTCATCAATACCCATTAAAACATACCCAGTGTAATTACCGCTACCATCATCTTCCCAATTTTTTTCAATACCTTTATCTTTTATTGAAGTTCTCCAAAGTACATCATCAAACGGTAAGTCTGAATAATCTCCACCAAGACCAGGATTATACCAAGCACTAGGATCATCATATGTTACTTTATATCTTATGTATCTACTTGTTCTACTTTGTCCTTTATCATCTTTAGGCCCATCTAACGCAACAACATCCATAGGAGTTATTTCAGATGCTTTACTTAAATCATAACTAAATTTATCATCGCCTGGCTTTAATTGGTCATAAACCATTGTTCCATTTCTTGGTCTATAATTTCCTTCTTTATTTTTCTCCCACCCAGTTTGTTTTTCAGCAGCATTGATAAGTTCTACAGGAACTTGCATAGATTGCCCTGCTTCAAGTTTTTGAATTTCTCCAACTACATTTGAAATAGCAGTAGAAGTTAAACTTCTTTCTCCACCAGCAGCAGCTTTAGCATTTGCTTTAGCTTGACTTTGTTGAAGTTTAGCCATCTTTAAAGCTAATTCACTTTCATCTCCAGCCTTCCATCTCCAAGGATCTCCGCCAGCTTTTACCATACTGCCGTAACGTTTAGCTTGTTCTCTTGCGTATTCTTCTGAAGCAGTTTGATCGAGCATTTTTTCATAAACATTAGATTCAGTAACAAAATTATCTTTTTGATAAATATTAGAAGGATTTTTATATTGATTAGCAAAGTCTTTAAGACCAAGTTTAACTTTTGTTTCAGAACCATTATAATTAAGCTTAGTAATTTCTCCAGCTTTATATTTATTATATTGGTCTTGCATGGTCATTTTCTCAACTTGGAATTGTGGATTGCCTTGAGCATCAAGAACAGGATTCCCATCTTCTCCAATCATAGGAACTTCAACATCAATTAATTTATGACGTTGATTTCCTTTTTGTTCCATTTTAATATAATTAGCAAGATTAACTGAATTAACACCCGCTTGCTTAACTTCTTCAGACTGCATTACATTAGTTTTATATTCATTAAGAGCAGTAATACCTCCCGTACTCATATACTTTCTTAAATCTCCATTAGCATTTGCAATTCCTTTAACTATACTTTGGCGAGCTTGTTTTTCTGCTTGAGCAACTCTTTCTTGATCTTCAGGAAGAACCTTTAAGTTCTGTAGTTCTTCCATGTATTTTGCAATGTCAGCTTCTGCTTTATTAGATTCAGCAACTTTTTTTTGTTGCCTTAATTCCATTTTTTCAGCCGCCAACAAGTTCATTCTTTTATCTTGTCGTTTAGTTGCCCAATCGTCAGTGCCTCTTAAAGCACTATATAAACCCCAATCTGCCATGTTGTAAATGTATTAAAAATTAATTAACTATTGTCCCTTCTTTTTTGCTTTTAGATATTTAAGATTTCTTTTAAGATTTTTAAGGCTTTCAGTTTTCTTTTTACTGTCTGGCTCACTTTCCCAACCTCTAATATCATCTTCTAAGAAAGCAATAGGATTTTCTTTATATTTTTTTAAAGTTTCTGGATTTTTTTCTAATTCTGAAACATAATCTTTTATATTATCTTCAGGGTCTGTTTCATCTGAAAATGAAGAAGCATCAAATTCTATAGGAAGTTCATCCAGCATTTTCTCTCTTTCTTTTTCAGTAGCCTCATCGTATTTTTTATTCCACTCGTCATTTACCTTTACATCTGGCTTAGCTTGTTCTTCCTCAGCAACAACTTCCTCAGTAATAGCATCGGCAACAATACCAGGAGTAGCTAAGTCAGGAGTTTCTGTAGTTTCAGTTTCAGCTTTATCAACAAGAGCTGATTTAGGTCTTTGAGCATCAACGCCAACAAGACCCTCATTGTAATCATTAGCACGAGGAGCATTACTTACATTTCTTACTGTTTCTACTTTTTCAGAATTAGGATCAAATGCAGCACTTGGATAAACATAATCATCAGGCATTTCAGTATCATCTGGTTGTTGTCGTAGTTTTTCTTGATAAACATCTTCTTCAATGACTCCTTCCTTTTTCATTTGTTGAAGTTCCTCTACAGTCTTAAATCCCTCTGTTGCAGTTGGAGCATCACCTAATACAGTTCCGGGAGTTATAGCGCCATATTTTTGAAGCAACGCCTCATCATTTTCTATTGCTCTTTGAGTAGTTTTTTTAGACTCTTCGACTCTATCAGCATTAGCTTGTTCTTGGTCAAACATAGACTGTTTTCTATCCTTATCAAGAGTTTTCATGTACTCATACATTTGACTACCCTTTCCATAAGCTTTTTCATATTGAGCTCTATCTCTTATATTTTTTGTAGCATCTTGAACCAAAGCAGCACCAGCTTGTTTAGTCATCATTGTCTGATTTAAATCATCTGTAAATATTTGACGATTAACTTGTTCATCAGCTAAAGCACCTCTATTAAAATCTGCTCTGTTTTGCCTACGCACACCTTCATCTCTTACGGCTATTTGACCATACTGATCATATAACTGTCCAGTAGCACGACCAAGACCACCAAGAGCAACACCTGCAGAACCACCCGCAAATTTTGCAATATTCTTAACATCATAGCCATAACCTCTCTCAGCCATATTTCTTGCAAAATCTTTTTCAGTATCAGTTAAACCCATGTTTCTTCTTTGAGTTAACTCATCCATTGAAGTTTGAAACATTGAACCTCTTTGATATACAGGAACCTCGGTGTTAGCTCCAATCATTCCAATAACACCTCTTCCAGCATCAATAATATTTCCCGCTAAATTTGTATTTTGTTGTTGGTCAGGAGCATAATCATGTACAAACTTAGGTCTGTTACCAAGATTATTTAATATGTCTTTATTATCTTGTATTCTTCTTTCAATATCTTCACGAGAATCATTTTCTTTAATAGCACCTGTAGTTGTTTTTGATTCTTCATCAGCTAAATCTTGTATATTAACACCTTCTTCTTTTTTATTTTGCTCTGCTTTTTCTTCATCAGATAAAGTGTATCTACCTTCATAAACATCATCGCCATAGATATTTCTATACATGTTATCTGAAAATCGAGTTCCACCTCTATTTTTTCCTTCAGTAATTAACGTACCTTTTTTTCCGTATTTATCTATATCTGCTTGTTCTTGTGCTGTTCTTTCAGCATCTTCAGCAGCTATTTTATCTTTTTTTGCTTGTCTTTCTTCATAGCCAGGAGTACCTTTCCAGTCTTTAGTTGCAGTATATGAGTTATGTGTCCACTTAGGTCTTTTTAATTCTCTATCATATGTTCCCATTTTACCATCATAGGAAAAAATTCTTCCATCAGGAAGTACATACACATCTCCCCCTCTACCATATTCTCCATCGGGAAATTCATCTTGAATATTTTGATAACTTTCTGCAAACTTTTCTGTAGAAGTTAACTTTTTTTTATTTTTTGGAAGAATAACAATACCCTTATTATATGTTTTAGTTCCAAACTCTTTACTTACTAATTTTCCTGCTCCAGTTGGCAAAAAATTATCATCTAATTTTCCATACCAAGTATCTCCATTATTAAGTTTATGTACTTCTTCAGCTTTTTCTGTAGATAAAGATTTAACGTGATTTGCATTTTCTTTATTTTCCATAGTACTAATTATTTTATTTGCATAAGTTGTACTATCTCCGGCATATCCAGCTTTTTGTAAAAGATTAGCTTGTTCTTGTGGAGTTTTAGCATCAAGGACACCACCTTTTTTGTATCTTGGATTATCTTGCAAAAACTTAACATACCCATTAATACTATCTAAAGGAGTTTCATATTTTTTCCAACTTATATCTTTACCTTCTTTTTTATTTTGTAATATAATTCCGTCTTTTTCACCATGAGATTTAACACCAAACATATTATTAGCTTTTGTAGCTAACCCGCTTTCTCCCCAACTTGACTCAAGAGCCATTTGAGCAATAACCATTTCAGGAAACAATCCAGTTCCTTCGGTAGCCTTAACGACCATTGGATAGTATTTTTTGTAAAAAGATTCTTTTTTTGTAGCAGCCATATTATAAATAATTAAATGTGTTCATTGTTTTTTTACCATCTAATACACGATTATTTTTTAATTCTTCGTCATATGCTACTCCAGAACTTATAGCGCTAATAGTAGAACCTATTACAGGCAACGCATCAGTCATTCCTATTGCTTTTTCTGCTCCCGCACCACTAAGTAAGTTTTCCATTCCTCCAGATTCTTTCATAGTTTCTTCAAACATTTCTCTTGTTCCGTCAGGATTTTCTTTCATAAATTCTTGAAACTTAGCAATACCTTCAGCACTCAATCCATCTTCTGCAGGATTATCAGTAAGAACCGCATCTCCAAAAGAATCAACACCACCTGGTCCAACTTCTGTTGATTTTTCTGCCCCACTATTTAAGCTATCCATAGCATCATTTTTCCCCGCAATACCTTTTATCGTTTTACCGATATCTGTATTTTCACCACCCTGAATCATTCCAATTCCCTTACTTACGCCTTTTGTAACAGCACTTCCGGTTCCTAAAGTCACTATATCTGCAGCAAGTTTAACTTTATCTAAAGTATGCTTATTAGCTGCTGCTTGACTTTTTTCAAAGGTTTCTTTTGTTTCTCCTGTAGCTACTTTTGAAGCAATTTTATTTGTAACTCCACCACCAATCATAGGATTAACTTTACCCCAAGTGTTTAATTGACCGTATTTGTCATATCCAAGCATATTTAAAGCCACTTCATTGCCAGAAGGACTTAAGTTAGCAACGCTTTCTTGTCTATCTAATTCTCTTGTATCTGTAAATAATGCCATTATATTCTATTTGAGTTTCTAAAGAATGTCACTAAATTAGTCATTCTAACTGACTTATACGAATTATTTAAAAATTCAAATGTCATTCTTAAATGTTTTCCACGTATACGATCTTTTTGTATTTTTGTTCTAATAGGAAACCTTAATATATCTTCAAGATATTTCTTTCTTGTATCAGTAGGAACATTAAAGAAATAGCTTTGAGTTTCAGTTTCCATTAAAAAATTAGTCATAGTTTCTGAAGCTTCTTTATTGCAGTTAACTCTAACGTCATCAAATATTTTTTGAAGCATTGGTCCTTCTGAAACCACAGAAGATAAAATTGCCTTATACTCTAATTCATAGAAAGTATTTTTTTTAGCCTTTTTGTCATGTATATAAATTCTATTATCTATTCCTACAATATCATTATCATATGATAATATATTATCTTTATGCCCCATAAAGAATGTAGCTTTAAATGGATGAAAGCCTTGAAATATATTTAAATTTTCGTTATAAGATAGTGAAAATGGCTCAGGACTTATTTCTTTTTCTGTAACTTGAATAGCCGTCCAAGAATCTGTATTGTTAATCCTACTTACTTTAAAGCACTCTCCAGGATTAACGTCTGTCAAATTAATAAGAGTTCCACCAACAGGTAGCGTGTAAATTGGAAAAACACTAGAAGCAATATGAGCACATACATAATAAACTGAATTATTGTTTGTCCCTGCTAAAGTTTCTCCTTCTGGGAAAGTTACTCCACCAGGAAGAAAGCCAAATCTATTGTAAAAAATAGTTTCATTATTTTCAAAAACTTCTGAACCAAATTCTGTTCTTTCTGAAGAAACGTTAATAGGTCCATTTCTATATATATATGAATCATAATTTAATGACCAAATAGCATCTCCGTTATCGTGGTCAAAAACACCCACAATACCACCAGCCCAAGCTGGATTATCTAAATTAGTAAAAACTCCTAAAGTATCTCCGCTAAAATCATGAACTCCATAAGTATCACTTAAGCTAACTCTACCGTCTTGAGCAAATCGCATAATAGATTTCATATCAACATTAATCCAATAAGCAGCTTTACCCGAAGAAAATAAACTCCATTGATGTTGATTACCTTCTATAGTAGATACATAGTCAACTCCATCAAGTTTATCCCCAATTCCCGTAGTTAATGTTCCAGCATTAGCTGATTCAATTAAAGCCCTATCAGAAGCACGAAGCCTACCAAAAGCAGATAACTGCCAAGAATATATTTGATTAAATATATATAATGATGAAGTTATTTCTCCATACTGTCCATTAATATCAAGAAAATCAAACACCTGAAATACTCTCCAAGAATCAACGGGATCACCATAAACCTTATTTAGACTATATCTCCAACGAACAGGAAAGCGAGTGCTTTCTTCAAAATCAATAGATTTAGGAGTATAAAACTGAATCAATTCTTGTCTTAATAAAACATCATTAATATTAAACTCCTCCAGCAATGAAGTATCACTATTAGCATAAAAAATACCATTAAAATCAGATATTAAAGGACCGCCAAGATAATTTTCCGAACAACGAGAACCTATATCAGTATACATTGGATTATCTTGAGATGGAGCATTTCTTAATGTATGATTTAATTTACTCTCCCAAGGAAATATAAGACCCATATTTAAATCTGGATAGTCTAAATCTGCATCAATTCTTGAATATATTTTTAAAAACCCAAAGTAATCTAAGTAGCAATCTCCACCCCAAACCTCTATATTATTAAAAATACTATTTGCCGGAGTAATAAATTCTGAATTATTTATTGGTTGAAAATGACCAGTGCCATAAAAAATACTTGTAGACAAAGCGCTTAATGACAACCCTCCATAAGGAGCATTATTAACTCTTACGTAATTACAAATAAATGCTCCCGCATTCTCTCCAAAACCACTTGGCAGTGGATCAGCCTGATACATTGGAGAAAAAGAATTATTTATATCAAAATTTCCAGTTTTATAAAAAATAGTTCTTCCCTTACCCCAACCTCTATGCTCCTCTTTAGCCCAGGGAGGATTCTGAGAAACCATTGCTAAAGGCCTATAAACTTGAGCATCATTATATAATGTTAGAGTAGGATCTCCCGAATCATAATTTGGTTTTACCGAACCAAGACTCATAGTAAATTGATTGCCTATAGAAGCTTTAGCTAAATATCTTGGATATGGACCCGGATTTGGAGCAGTCTCAGGAAATTCATTTTTTGAATAATACATTTTAGAAAACAAACTGTTAAACCTTATTCCGTCTAAAAAACAAGACGTTAAAAAACCTGGCACTCCGGAACTTCCCGCAGGAGGGTTATCAGAATAACAACCGCCAACCAAACTTAATCTATCTTGAGACTGAACAACAGGCAATGTACTGTTATCAAAATCGTATTCAGGAGCATAAAAAGAATGAAAATTAGGTCTTATTCCATATTTAGTAGTTGCTCCTACAGTTGTTCCTCGTGTAGTAGTGCCATCATATTCTCCTCCATCATATTCTATGTCGCTAATGGGAGTAGAGTTCGTAGGAGAAAGAGCTGTTGCCTTATCAAGCCATTCTTGAGTTGTGAGAGGCATAATTTTTGTCACAATTCCCATGTTTACAGTAGGATATATTAATCCCTGAAGAAGAATAGTATTTTCAAGCTTTGTTCTAACTATTTTAAACCCAGATATAACAGTAGAAATAGAAGAAATATCAATACCACTAACCTCTAATCCCATTATACGAATATGAGAATAGTTTCCAGCTCCAGTATTTTCTCCATCAAAAACAGGAGTAGAAGTATAATCTCCAAAGTTATTTGTCGGCCACGCAGACTCAGGAGATATAACTCCACCACTATCAGCAACGTCTACAACAGTATCATTATTAGTAATTCTATTTGCTGTAAAAGATTTAGAAGATTGTTCAGGAAATTTAACATCAGCTAAATGAACAGCGAATGAAGGAAAACCTATTTTATCATAAAAGACAAGAGCAAACCTATATGTTTCTGCTCTAAAATAACCAGCATATAAATGGTCTATTTGCGTTCCTTTATAATTTATGTAATCATTGTTTATAACATATGATTCAGTACCACCCACAGCACTATGAAGAACTTTAGTTGTAGTTCCACTTTCAGGATTTGCATGAGTAACAGGAGGATTTTGAATCCAACCATAACCACTAGCATTATTTACGTAATTTTTTGTATCAGAACGCATATCCCTAAATACAGGTTTAACTGTAACATTGGAAAGAATTGCTTCTGTATCATACACCCCTGTAACACCCTCAATTATATTTCCATAATAAAGTGTTGAATCTTTTATATTAAGTGTTTTAGCGGCGCTTATACCAGAAAATATAGCTGGAATTTCATCTATTAGTAATGGCTCTCCTGTATTTGAAACATGGTCAAAAACCATTGTCTCAGAATTAATTGATATTTGAGAAAATATATTTGAGGAATTAGTCGTTTCTTCTGTTGTGCTATAAACATAGGCAACTCTAATTTTATCAAACCTCTGATCAATACCTTTTATTTCTATTCTATTTCCCTTAGAAGTAGAAATGCTAGAAGATTCCATTTCATAAAGATTCCAATTAATAGAACTTATATCATCTGAAGTAAGAAAAATTTCTCTTGTTAAAGGGTACCAAGGAGTATTATAGCCATCTACAGTTTGAAGGCTGTAAGTGTATTGATAAACACCCGTTAAAAGACCACCAGCTATCTTTTGAACATACTTAATAATTCCCATATTAAATTCAGGCTGAGAATTAATTGAACTTACACTTAAAGTTACAGGGGAGTAAGCTCCAACGTCAGAAGAATTTCCAAGATTTCTATTATATTTAAAAGTAAATACTCTTGGTTGATTACTATCATCTTCAACACCATCAACCCAATAAACTCTAATTATGTTGTCATTTTCATATATAAAACGAGCCTCAATTTGATTATTAGGATTAAAATTTAACAATTCATTATTTGGATCATCTTGGTCATTAAACAAAGTTTTATAGGTTCCACTTCCTTCATTGTCTATAGAAAATATACCTATTTCTGAATAACCTGTTAATGGAGCAACGGAAAATATAATACGTATACTACTATTTCCAGTATGACCAATAGGAACATATTTATTAGAATCAGTTTCGTTTCTTGGCAATATAGAAAATGAAATCCTATTACCATCTTCAACTTCCCAAGAATAAGTACCATTTTTATTGTACATTAATCTTCCTCCTACAGAGTAACGATAAGACTTATTATTAGATAGCAAAATATCTATATCTTGCTTCATTCCTTCTTGAAACGAATTTACTGATTGTTTTCCCGCCATTAAAATAAGTTTTTATTAGGTAGTGGCATTAACTGGTTCCACATATTAGCAAGATAATTAAGTTCATCAGGAGTAGGCATTTCATCATCTCCTCTTGCTTGAGCACACAAATCCTTCCATCGTCTTTCAGAATTAACAAATACATGTTGAGGAACTTTACCATTGTAATATCTTCTTGAAACAAGCATATACTGTAAATAATGAGTAACAGCATCTTCGTGAACATGATAAATCATCGGCCACCCTTCTTTATCTAATTCTACACCCATATAAGCTATAGCCAATGTTTCTCCATCTAAAGCATTAAAGTTAATACACCCATTATCTATTGAATATACTTGAGCAGATTGAAAATCATTAAAACCAAATCCATATGCACTATAACTTCCAGACCTATCAACAGCTAACATTCCAGTATTTATGTTAGCTACATTTTTATTAGCTAAACTCTCATCAGTAAATTTAGGATGTTTTACGCTTAAATTAGTAGCTGAAGTTTCTGTGTTTATTTTTGGAAGAACACGTTTTTGAACAACACATTGTTCAACAGAACCCATTACACTATCATCAGAAATAGCAATATTAAAGCTAATCTCAGGACTTCTTCCAATTAAATCAATAGAATCTCCACTAACCACAGAAGTATAAGGAAGATTTGAAATAGCTTGAAACATGTCATTAAAAGCAATAGCAATTAAAGCTGGAGTATCACCCGGTAAAACAATGTAACTATATATATTTGAATAAACATTACCACAATCATTTGAAACTACTGTAATAGAAATAGTTTCTCCCGGAGTAAACACACCTATAAATGTTATTCTAATAGTAAGAGGAACACCTTCAGAATTTGTAATTAATTGATTGTTGTTTATGTTTCCGTCTTGAACTATATTAGAATTAGCTCCTTTACTAAAATCTCTAAAACTTCTTTTAGTTATATTTAATAGTTGATTCTTATATTTAACAGCAATAGGAGAAACAAAGTTTTTTGGAAGAGAAGCTTTGTAGTTTTTAATTTCTATTAAGCATTCATGTCTATGATAAGAGTTTCTTGAACCAATTTTTGTCACTGCCTCTGCAGACCATCTTGCGAAATCTTCAATAGTTTCATTAATGTTTTCAAGATCAAGATTACCTACAACGTTACCTATAATTCTATTGAGAGATACTTTATGGCTCATTCTATTTTACTTTAAAGATGTAAGTGTCAGATGCTCCTTGACCGTCTTTATAAAGAGAGTAGTCTAAGTAATCGAAACCATTATCAACTTGCTCCATAAACGCTCTTTTGAACTTTATATCTGCATTAAAGCGATACTGTCTCCACTTCTTTCCTACATCCCAAAAAATAAAGTGCCAATAACCACCATATTTATTTACATCAAATTTAACTTTTTTTACGTAAGGTTTACCATTTTTATCCTTATAAACTTTATAAGTAGATGGATTATACCTTGTACACATAGTTTTTACTACACGTAAGTTACCAAATTTGTTTAGCCAAACAAACTCATAACCCTTTACCAATTCTCTGAACATTATCTTAAAATACATTCTCATAATCAAAGAAAACATTCTCCATGTTATTCTTTTAATCCTTGTAGGATTTTCAGATAAGTTATTTAAGTCCTTATCTATAGATTCTTTAGCCTCATCAAATACTCCTTTTAAAGTAACGAAGCCATGTCTATCCAAGCTTTTGATTGTCTTGTCTTGCATTATTAAGTTCGTCATTTACAGCTTTAGTAGTCCAGTTTAATTCTTTTTGAAGTATGTTCTCTAATACAAACGTATAAAGACTCATAGGCATTGGATATTCATCTTTACCATCATCCCAACAAACAGCTTCACACCCTACTTGTGGAAAATAATTTACTTTAGTTGGATCTTCAAGCACCCCACGAACATTAATATAACACATATCAGCATCAGCTTCTATTAACTCAACATACGCTGTATTACCAATTAAATAAACCTTGCTCCTAAGATTACCAAACCTTGTAGCTCCTTTAAACTTATTTACGTCAGCTTTATTATAATCTAATGGAGTTTGTTTATCTATTTTTCCGATAAACATAATTGCTCTGTTTTTAGGAAAAGAAGCAAACTTTGGTAAAATTACTTTTTGTATCTTACAACCCCACGTAACAGCTGGACATACACTATCAGTTTTATCTACTTCTTCTAATTTTAAAATACCTAAATCTTGTACAAGTTGCGGGTCAATGTTCTTCCCCATATCAGTCAATAGCTCAATTCCTTTAGCACGATAATACTGAATCCAAAACTTAACTTGCTTTATCTTTAATAAATCATCATCAGAGTTACCTTGACCTGAACGTGCAATGTTCCTAATATTATATGCGTATTCATCTAATGTTGCCATAATATAAAAATAAAAAAGGGAGGAGACAATGCCACCTCCCTTTGATAAACAAAAACTTATTAATCTTAAGTATTTACTTGTGTTACAAGTGCTGCTCCTTTACCTGGAGTTCCATACCAAAAAATTTCCGTTGCTACTGCACCTACAGCATCAATAAAAGGAATTGGAGTTTCAACATTAGCCGCTATACGAACTGTATCGTATTGAGCAAGACCAATATCACCAGCATCAACACCTTTGTCTATTAAATCATCAGGTTGCCCTTCTGAATAAACAGTTAGAGTTGAAACAAGAGCTATAGTTCCGGCAGCTGAATCAGTATATTCATAACCAACTAATCCTCTCTTATCGTCACCTTTTTGAGTAACAGTAAGAACACCTAATGCTGAAACAGCAGATGCATAAGGAGAATTTTCTCCCATATCAGCAGATATAAGCGAAGCAAATGCTGCTGCAATATCTGTTACCGTATCTCCAGATACAACTGAATACACATAAGACTTTCTCCATTGTTGACGATTAGTCAAGTTTGAAGTAAAAGTCAATCTGATAGAATCACCAACTACATAAGTACTTGCAAATGTAAATTCTAAATCACCTGCTGAACCTACTGCTGGTGCAATTAATAGCGCCTTTTTTAATGATGTTGACGGAAATTGAAACCCTGGCGAAAGAGTTATAATTCCGTTTGCTTCTGTCGTATCGAAACCTTCAGTTACGATAGCGAAATAATTACGTCCTGCGTTTTGCGACATATCTTTATTTTTTTATTATTTATTTATATTTAAGGCTTGAGTCATTTCAAGCTTGTTAAATTCTATTGAAAATTTCTTCTATACTTACCAACCCTTACAGGTTTTTTAAATACTGGCTTAACTTCTTCTTTAGCCTTTTCTACTTTAATAGAATTAGCTTTAGTTGGAGCATCAGCATCAATATAAATATTGTACTTTGAATCAAAGATAGCTTTTATTATGTCAGCTTTCCTCATTTTTTTAGAAATTTTTACCTCAAACTCTGGAGCAATAGCTTTTAATTCAGATACTTTCATATCTGATAATTGCTCCATAGTGTTATACTTCTTTTTCTTAGCCATAGCTTATAGTATTATTCTTGTTGGTTTATTTCGTTTGCTTGTAATTGATAACCGAGTTGATCTTGAACCGTAAACAACATTTTTCTAACAGCAATATTTACAATTTCCTCATGTGTTCCATCAGGCATTTCAGACTCAACTGTATTGGCTGGAACTGCTTCATCTAAAAACACATTAACAGGAAGCTTTAAATATTTCATTGATACACTAACAGGGTCTGTTTCTGACTGAATATCTACTATATTATTAGTGTTATCATTATATTCAGTATAACCAGGATTACTATTATCGTGTCTGTTAAAAGGGTCACTATCATCTTCACCCTCAGTATCTAATTTAATAGGAGATATTCTTCTACTCTTTTCTCCACCACAACCATCAGAAAATACACCTCTTAAGTTTAAAATAAAAAGAAAATCAGTTATAGCATCAAGATTAATTATATTTGCTGTAACAGCAGTAGATACTCTAACTAAAGGTATTAATTCCTTTCTACGTCTTTCATTAAACTCAAACTGACCATATCGAGTTTCCACAAATTCAACTTGCGATAAATTAAAAAACCTATCTTTCTCCGTACTGTTAAAATATGGTGCATCAGCTTTGTCAATTAATAAATCAGCAGTTTCGTGCCACTCAAGTAAAGTCATATCTTATTTAAATATCTGTTTACGTAATTTAGGTAATAAATCCTCATTGTCTTTTAGCCACTCAAGTGTTGTTTCAAATGATGTACCACATAAAGCACCCTCACATGACCAACGGCCATTTTTTGTAGTGAATACTTTTTTAATAACACCTGTTCTAATTAACTCTTTTAAAGGTCTTTCAGGA